TAGCGTTATAAGATTCTAATACCTCTGGATTATTTTTAGCCATTAATTCCCAAGCTCTTAACTCCTCTTTAGTCTTGCAAGCATTTATAAACTCTATTGTTTTTTCAGCTAAAGATTTTTTAGATTGGGTAGGAATAATTTCATCTGGGACTTCTTGGTAAAATTCGTTTAAATCTTTTAATTTAATTACATTTTGCTTGTGATACTCTTCCACAAGTTCTCTTGCGTAATCAAGAGCCTTTGTAGCAGATTCGCCCTCATTAAGAGCAAATTCAACGCCAATTTTTTCAGAAGAATAGTTTCCTAAGTTAAATGTTCTAGTGTAGTTAATCGTTTGTATATGCATAATATTGGTTTATTTTATTCTGGTTACAGTAGTAGTGTTGTCAGTAGCTTTAATCTTAAATAATTTATCTTTGTGGGCGTCTTTTTTCTTTAAATTGGATACCATAACCATTACGGAAGTATATGGATTATCTAACCTAAGATGTTCGCCTAATGTTAAGTCAGCAACCTTACTGGAAACTGAATCGGGGGAAATGCTTCTTGCCATGTTGTGTGTTTTGGAACAAAATTAATTTAATTAATTTAATTAAAAAAATAAATTTAATTAAATTTTTGTATATATTTGTATCCGCATAAGACATAGTTAAAGGTTTAACTGGTATCGCTCCTAAGTTTCTACTTGGGAGCCTTTTTTTTGCTTATTTGTCAAGTTATAGCTTTACGACAAGGGGAGGACTTGCGTAGTATGACTACCAACAATTAACAAATTTTGTTACAAGTCTATATAAATCAGTAACATATTTGCCCTAATTCCATTACAACATTTTACATATTGTACCTAAAACATTGTACAATGTTCCCAATTTGGTTACAAAAGTTCGCTAATAGTAAACTTTATCAATCATAAAAGTTATTCAATAAGGCAACTTTGAGCCGTAAATGACCAATAATCGGCTCATGTTTGAGCGATAAAAAACCCCATGTCATTCTAAAACATGGGGCTGAAACTACAAACTATGATAACCACCGTAAAAATATAAATTATTTTTCAATAAATTTCTTTTTTACCAAGTTTAGCTTTGCCCTATATTCTAGAATTAAGCCCTTTAGCTCATCTTTTGTAGGTTTTGCTGTTTGCCTAGCTGTTTCTCTTAAATATTCAACTATAGCATTATTTTCTTCATGTAATTTATATTCAAATTCTTCTATATTACCAGTTTTGAAATAATTACATTCCATACATTGTGGTCTGCAATTTTGTTCCATCCATCTAGTGCTTAAATTTGACCTGCCCATAAAATGACCGCATTGTATTTCTGCAATTGTATGTTTTTTACCACAAGTATAACATTCAACAATACCAGTTTTATCTGCATATCTATTTCTAATGTATTGACTAAATACATGGTCAAGGTCTTGAACAAGATTCTGAAAACTTTCTGTATCATCTTCAAATTCTTCCATTCTTTTTTGCGTAGAATGTACTGTGGCGCATTGTTTACACATCTTTTTAGAAAACCAATAATCAATATTGCCACAATTAACACAACGCTTTTTCTTTGTTATTATTGTACTATTGTATGCCATCTTTTTTTATTTTATTTCTTTCTTGATTTTTAATTACTGGTTTATTTAATTTTTCTTGACCTTTTTTACCAATGTATAACATCTGTATGTCAAAGTAAAAATCTTCTTTATCATCTTTAGTTAAGTCAGGATGATTTTTAATCCTGTGCATTATTTCATCTTCGGTTATCCATCTTTCCATTTGTGTAGTTTATTATTTATAAATCTATATTTCCCAATATATTTTCCTTCTTTCCAAAACTCAATAACTAAATCTAATCTCTTAGCCATTTCGTATATTAATTCTTTGTTTTCCATTTGCAAATTTAATTAAATTAATTGAACTACAAAATAATTTTAAAAAAAAGTTAAAAATATTTGGGAATATAAAAAATAACACTATTTTTGTTCTCCAATAATCAAAACAAATTTATGGAAATCAAAACTGAATTAAGACTACACGAGAGAATTAAAGAGTCTTTAGATGGGCGTACACAAAGGTGGTTATCGCTTAATGCAAAGATACCAGAATCGGAATTATCACGAAAGATGCAGGGTAAATTATTATTTACCGATGCAGAAATAACTCGTATTAACGAGGCGTTGAAAACCGATTTTATTAACGATTAAATAAATTCTAATGGCTCGCCCAATAAAGAATTACTGTGATTATTTCCCTCACGATAGAGATATGCGAAACCATAGAAAGGTTAAAGCTATCCGTACAAAGTTTGGAGTTACTGGCTATGCTATATGGTCTATGACTTTAGAGTATTTAACAGGCATTGATGGTAATGTTTTAGAATATTCAGATGTAGAATTTGAATTAATGGCTGGTGATTTCGGAGTTTCTGCCACAGAAATACGGGACGTACTGGATTACTGCATTAAGTTGGAGATGTTATTCCTAAATAATGGCTTTATTAACTCAGAATCGCTTGATGAAAGACTAGTACCTGTTTACGAAAAAAGAGGTCGCAGTAAGGATAATAGTAAGAAACAACAGCGTGTGAACGGTAAATTTGTTAGCTGTAATACCGTTAGTAACGGAGTTTCTGTGGCAGAAAAACCGCAAAGTAAAGTAAATAAAAGTAAAGTAAAAGAAACTATACCAAGTATAGATGAGTTTTTGTCCTTTTGCAAGGAGGATATGGTAAAGAACAATATGAATTTTAATTTGTACGAATACTCGTTAAAATCAAAATACGAGTCTTGGGTCGAAAATGGGTGGAAAGATGGCCATAATAACATAATAAAGCTATGGAAGTCTAAAATTCGCAACACTATACCACATTTAAGACCTATGCAGACACTTTCTAATAAAAGTGGAGGGAAGTATCAAAATGAATTAGAAACTGCTAGAAACGCCTTTAAACCAATTTCTGAATAATGATAACAATTTTTAAAAACATCTTTTCTAAGGAACCAAATTACATTTCTGTTGAAGCTGCGTTAAAAAGAATACAAGAAGGTAAAAGCAAATCAACCGTATCTGAAATTAGAGGAACAATTGATAAAGAAAAAGCAAATAAGATAAAACTAAACCTTCCTTCGGTGTGTTTTAGTGGTAAATTTGGTCCCGATAGAACTGATGCCCAGTTAATTACGCATAGTGGGTACATAGTTTTAGATTTTGACAACGTATTTGAGCTTAGAGATAAGCAAAATGAAATTATTTCACATCCATTTGTTTACGCTTGTTGGATTAGCCCATCTGGTAATGGATTAAAAGCTTTGGTAAAAGTAGCAAATGGTGAAAAACATAGAGAACATTTCCAAGCATTACAAGAAGTGTTTCCAGAAATTGACCGAAGCGGAATTAACCAAAGCAGAGTATGTTATGAGAGTTACGACCCCGAAATTTACATAAACGACAAGGCTGAAGTTTTTAAGAAGATTAAAAAAACCGAAAAGGTTGTTGTTTACGAGAAAAACGATGATGACCAAAAAATATTTAAGAATGTTTTAACTTGGTTATCTAATAAAAACGAGGCTTTTGTTACGGGGGAAAGAAATAATTTTATCTTTAAGTTAGCATCAGCTTGTTGTCGTTTTGGTATTAATGAAACTGCAGCAAATTCTATGATTCATACAGAGTTTATTACGAATTCTGAGTTTACAAAGAGTGAGGCAGATAGGGCAATACGTTCTGCATACAAGGCAAATTCAAAAAACTTTGGAAGTGCATCATTTGATAAAGAAATATTAGTTGATAAGGTTTCTAGAAAGGAAATAGAAGTTGAGAAAGCTGTATTTGATGAAGGATTAAAACTTAAAGATGTTATTTACGGAATTGATGTAAAAGAACAAGCTTTAAGAATTTATGACGAAGGATATGCTAAAGTAGATGGTATTGGCGTACCCGATTTGGATGATAAGTTTAAACCAAAGAGAGGAGAGATTACAGTTCTTACTGGTATTGGTAACTATGGTAAATCTTCGTTTAAAAAATGGTACCAAGCTATGCGTATAATGTTATACGGAGAAAAGTTTGCTACATTTTCACCAGAAGATAACCCACCAGAAGAATACTACCATGATTTTGTAGAGATTATTTTAGGATGTGATTGTAGTCCTGCAAATCCACATAGACCATCTAAACAAGTTTATGAATATGTTTACGATTTAGTATGCAAGCATATATTTTATGTTTATCCTAAAGATGTTTCGCCTACTCCACAATATGTGATGGAAGTATTTTTAGAGTTAATTGTGAAAGAGAATGTTGATGGCGTAGATATTGATCCTTTCAACCAATTGACAAACGAATATCAAAAGTTTTCAAGAAGTGATAAATATCTTGAATGGGTATTGTCTGTGTTCTCAAGATTTGCGCAGATAAACAATATTTTCTTTTGGATAATTGCTCACCCTGTTAAAATGGTAAAAGCATCTGATGGTAACTATCCTTGCCCAGATGTGTTTGATTTAACTGATGGTGCAATGTGGAATAATAAACTAGACAATATCCTTGTATATCATAGACCCTTTGCTCAAACAGACCCTAGTAATCCATCTTGTGAATTTCATAGCAAAAAGATTAGAAGACAAAAGATTGTTGGTAAGAAAGGGTTTATTTTATTTCAAATGTATTTTCAAACTAGAAGATTTTTATTCAATGGATTGGATTCATTACAAAAAATTATAAATGATAAAAATATAATTTTAAGACCCGATGCATCAGTACAAAAAACATTTGATAATTGGACACCTTACAAAGATGATAATGGAACAGAAATTAATTTTTAATAATAAAACAAAACACAATGATTAGAATTTCAGTAATCGGCAGATTAGGACAAGATGCAACAGTAAACAATGTAAATGAAAAAACAGTAATTAATTTTTCAATGGCTTACAGCGAAAAGTTTAAAAACCAACAAGGACAAGAGGTAGATAAAACAACTTGGGTTTCTTGCGCTTATTGGACTGATAAAACCAATGTAGCTAACTATCTTAAAAAGGGTACTTTGATTTACATGGAAGGAAAGCCAGAAGCAAAAACATATCTTAATGATAAAACAAAAGAAACAGTAGCCCAGCTTCATGCTAGAGTTACAAGTCTACAATTATTATCAAGTAATAAAAACGAAGAAAACCCGATTTAATGTATA